TAGCATATTGTTCTAACACTGGCCAATATACCTGATACCCCTTATCACTATAGTATTTTGCTATAGGAAGACATATTAGTATGTCGCCCAACCTTCCCGGTTGTAACAAAAGTAAATTCACACCATTTCACTCACACCAAAACCAATCTTCTTCCTTCGGTCAAAGACTGCTTTGTCTTTCATGTACATCTCTGGTGCTTCTTGTTCTTTGTGCATATCATCTGCTTCTGGATGACCACCAGCGACCCATTCGTGTTTAATAATACACATAGGACTCACGGCAAATTTATTCATCATCATACAAGCCTGTGTTTGTTCATCATCTGCATACAATGATTTATAGTCTGGATGATAAATATATCCGAACTTCTTATATAACTTCCACCCAAGAACTGCAAGTGTCATTAGATAGTCGTTCCTCAATCCGTCACTAAACTTAATTGCACCATCAAACTTAGGAAACGCTTCTTCCATTGACTGCATAATAATAGCATCATAACCAAACATCTGAGGAATCATATCATCAGAAGCAAGAAGCAAAACGTCTGCTTCTTCACCCTCCATGTTCGCATTAACTGCTTCAATCTTTGTTTTACTATCCCCGTAGTGATAAACCAAATCAATACCACGATCAATTAAACCATCAAGCCATTCTCGCATATCCTGTGTGTTCATGGTATCGTCATCATTATCTGCCGTTATAACAAACCGCACATCAAACGTACCCGAAAGGTTGTTGATATACTTCTGAAGTACTTCTTTAAATTTGTCTGGTCTAGAACGGGTAGGAAACTTAATCAATAATTTTTTCATAATATAACTCCTTGTTATCCTTTTTTCTTACCTATATGGTACTTGGGAATCAACTCCCAATCACCCTTTTCTTTGTGAGAAATTATCTTCAACTGCTTCACTTCCACGCTAGGTTCAAGTTCCTCACCTTCAAACACATCCAACAACTCCCATTCCTGTAAAAGTTTGACAATTGTATTTCTTCTTGCCATATCGTTTTCTGAAAAGTTTGATTCCAGACCATCCAAAGAAAACAATTCTTTAAAATGGAGAATGGCATATCGTCCTCTTTTATGTAATATATGACACGATTGATATAACTTATTCTCTTTACGAGACGACACGCCAATTCTAGTCAATGTCTCTCGTATCTTTAAAAAACTGTCTTCGTCTGGTAGTTCTATTTCTATTCCATACCCATCAAATATATCTTCCATTTCTTCCACATTATACTCCAATTGTAATAAGACTCACAAATGTATATATGGTTTTTTGTTGTTTCAACCACCTTTATTGGTCATTATATCGATATATTCCACATCTGAATCATTTAAAAGTTCCAACACTTCCAATGCTCGTCTATCCGAATATCCAAATAACTCTTTTATTTTTGCAATTCTTTCTGGGTTTTCTTTTTTCAACCACTTACTAAATCGTTTTCTTTTACGAATTGATTTTTGGAGATAATCGAATTGGTGTGATTTAGGAATATCTGGATACGAGTTCATTTCATTAACGTGCATTATCGTATCAACAAAATAAGACAAGCACCGATTAACAACAAAAGGAACATACCCTTTCTCTACACTTTCATCCTCTGTGTCCATAAGAGGTTCCTTGCTGTAATTGATTGCTGTTAGATATTCTCCCAACTTCATCCCTCTATTACCCCAACGACATGTTCTCGTCGGATAATATCAAAATCATTATGTGTGCCAATACGAGAACGAACATCATACAATATGATGTCACCTTCTTTATAACCGACCTTTGGTATATCACCATTTATGATTGGAAGACCACCACCCATGGATAGTATCTTCGCCTCACAGAACGAACCATCCAATGTTTGACTCATCTTAACGATGATGCCACTATCCGTTACTTGCTCTTTATCGTAATCAATTTTCTCTAATATTAAATGATCACCTTCTGCTCTTATTGTTTTCATTTGAATTCACACCTCATCATTAGTTCTACTAAACACGCAACAAAATTAATTTCCTGATCTGCCACAAAAGCAGCCTTATACTGATACTCTGCCAAAATGAGAATTGCTTCTGGTATTGAACTTGCTTCTACCGAAGAATATATTCCCTCGTAAAAAGACCTAAACATCTCCGGTGGTGCATTATCTAAATTATGAACCACCCATTTACGAACCTCGACGAAGTTCTTGTTCTTCATCTCACTAAACAAATCCTTGACTGGTATATCGCCAAGTGAAGATAGTATACCAACATCTATGACACCTGCAACAGAATATCTCTGTAATTCATTAAGAATTCTTCGGAAGTCTGGAAAGTGTTTGCTAATGAAAGACGCAATTACATCTTTCTCGTATGGAATACTTTCATTGTCCAATATATACATCACACGTTTCATAAACAAAGCAGCAAGGTTTGCCTTTTCGCTTGATGGTATTGTAAAATCTATATTGGTGCATCTAGAATGTAATGGTTCAATGATACGATTTTTATAATTGCAAGTAAGAATAAACCTACATGTAGCAGAGAATTCTTCAATTGCTCCCCTCAACGCCGGTTGAAAACTCTGTGCATTAGAATAATCAAATTCATCAAGAATTACAATTTTCATTCCACCCGACAGAGACACTGTGCTTGCAAAGTTTCGTATCTTTGTACGAAGCATGTCAATGTTTCCGTCTTCCGAGCAGTTGATCATAATATAATCATGACCCAATTCTTTACATAGTGCCTTGGCAACTGTTGTTTTACCAACACCTGCTCTACCGCTTAGAAGAAGATTTGGACAATCGCCTGTATCTACAATATCAGTGAATGTTTTATCCAGAGATTTTGGTAAAATACATTCTTCAATGGTAGCAGGTCTATATTTTTCTACAAATAGACTAAGTTCTTCAGCCATGATATCTACTTGTTGTGTCAAATGCAACCCAATACGTTAAGTCAATGTTACCATTATATTTAAACTCACCAATGACCTGATCACACAAACTGACGTTGTAACCACCAGGCAAAAATCTAAAGTTATCAATTTGGAAATGATATTCAAATTCACATGTGTTGTTATTTGGACCCAATACCACAGTGTATGTATTAGAATTCGCCTCATATCCAGAACCCAAATAATCATTCATAGGTTTCTCGAATACAACTGCATGAATTTCGCCGTCTCTAGATTCAATAGAAACATTAGGCAACTGAAGAACCGAAGAAGATTTGTGAATCTCCGCCAACTGCTTTTCTGAAATGACAACCGTTACCACTGGTTCGGGCATATTAAGTTGTTTGTCTGCGGTAGTCAGCAGAGAAGGTTCAGTGTAGTAATACTTTACCTCTGAGTTGTTTTTATCGCAAATCTTAACGTACTTGTCCTCAAAGGTAAACGTAGGATCGTTGAAAAGAGAGACAGTTCCAAGAAACTTGGACAAATCAAATATTCCAATTTCATTATCAAAGGTTTCCTTTACCTTTGCTTCCGCCAACATATTCTTGGCAGGAGTAATTGTACGGAGTGTGTTTCCCGCATGAATTAAAATATTTGAATTCATCGACGAAAAGTTCTTTAAAATTGCAAGCGTCTCTTTGGAGACCTTCATACCAATATCAGTCATCATCATTTCCACTCCTCATGTTCATCTTGAAATTCATCATACTCACCATGCATTCCATATTTCAAATTTCTAATATTTTGTTTGAACTTATGTCTATGCGATTTTCGCTTTTCCTTTTTTACACCCTTTATTGGGTTAATATCACTTACATCTTCTTGCCATTCTTTGGCGTTTTTATCTTTAGACATTACTTGTTATTATTCTCCTTCTGTAAAGTCTCTAAGTTGTTTCGGTAATTCTTTACCCGTATAGTGTACCATTCTTATGTAATCTGTAAAGCCATAATCTTCAATTTCACCATCAAAAGCATCTCTCGGGCCATAACATTTCTTTCCTTCTTCCTCGCAATCAATCGGGTCTATCGGGAAACCAAAACGGAAGTCAAATGTGTTTCCATAACCATGTGAATTATGAATTCCCATCCCCTCTAGTTTATGCCTGTCTTTGGCAATTTCTATTGGTTTACCCACACCAAATTTGGTGCTGCTCCTAAGAGGTTTATATTCTTCCAGATAATCCTCATCACCTTCTTCTAATTTAAAGCCGTGCTTGTCAATCATAGTAATGTCGGTATTCGGATATATAAATCTCGCCGTACATGGATATGGTGCATCTGGAGGACCACATTTATCGATATCTTCTTCGACTGAGAAATCATAAGAATCAATTAAGTTTAAAACGTACTCGCCTTCTTCATTTAACTCATTCAATCTTTCAATATTAGCAACTTCGTATGTCCCATCCAATTCATTAACATTTAAACTATCATCAAACCCGTCCATAAACGAAGTATAATAACTAAAACCATGAACGTGATCACCGCCCTTTCTTCTTTGGGTTACGGCATATAGACTTGGAGGTAATACCTGTCTCCCTGCAATACCATAAGATATTAGATTTTCTGGTGTTGCAAATTGAGGAGCAGAAAGAGGCTTCATTTTAGTATGTGGATATGATATGCTAAACTCGTATAAATTAATTTCTCTAAACAATGGCGACCACAATGTTGAAATTGATAGGGTTGTGTTCCAGTTTTGAGGGACACACAACAGACCACCCTCAATATAACTCTTTGTGTATGGGGGTTTCGCCATACGACAACCACCCAACCACCACTCCACATCAATTTGTCTGGATTCCGATCCAGGGAAATCTGATTGACCAGTTAAAAACGCCATCCAAGGTTCACAAGACTCATTGGGTGTGTCACAATTGGATGGATTACCAATAGGTCTAACAAAACATCCTCCGTTATCATATCTCCATTTACTGTGTGGATCATATAACTTAAAAAACCAAAACAATCCAGACAAAACTTTATTTAAATACTTCACAAAAAATGGATGATCATAATCTGTTTCTGTACCAAGCCACGCATTACCGGATTGTTCTGCAAATTCCTTCATTCCTACTCCAGAGGAAGCGCAACCATAGCATAAATTGTCCCAAAAATTTGGATATTTGCTGTACAAAGTTTCATATTGAACTTCGCCTCCAGAAACACCCAGACCTTCTTGAATTTCTTCTTGTACATCCGGGTCTTCATAGTCCCATGTGTCACAATCAATTGAATCGTCCTCTAAACATTCGGGTGGTAATCCACCATCGCCGCCACCATTTGGATCATTATAATTATGCCATACAATTGTTTCTGGATCTGTACCCTCTGACAACAACAAATCCATCGCATCTTCTAATGTTTGACCTTCGTCAGCATAGTCGGTATAACTTAGTCCTCTCAGCCAATATTTCATCACATCTTTATATGTAAGATCCTCCCAAGAACTCCAATTTCCAGACCAATTTGAAAACGTCAAATCATCAAGTGCATTAAATCCTCTATCTTCATATAGACCCCACCCGTTGTCTGTATCTCTGGGAACCATTTCACCATGCGCATCATATTCTCTTGGGGGTGGTCCGGTTGCCCGCATACTTCTAATATTAACCGACCCACCAGAAGAAGAAATTTCCTCATTTATAACATCATAGTAACCAGTGAGATATTTTTTCGTATTAAATGTTCTCAACGGATGTAACCACGGATCCAAATCGTATATTTCATCTGAAAATAGATCGGGATATGTGTCATACAAATGATCTTGAAGTTTATGTAGAGATGGTCTATACCCACTCCATTTACACGGGGATTCGGTTTGGTCCGTTCTGCTTAACCCACCGAGTGGTGATTCTACAGACAACCAGTAAAAATGATTCATTAATGGAGTGACCAATCTGGGTGTTAAGTCTGATGGTACATTTTCCCATATTTCCCAGTCTTTGATATAATCAGCCAACTCCCCAGTTAATCCCGGATTACCTTTGTTGCCATAATACCAACTCGAATCTTTCTCATCGGATGTGCTTCCTGTATAGACACTTCTTATATTTTCATAATATCGCACAGAATACGGTCTGTCGCCCCCAGACGTTTTTGGTCCAGTCCATTCTGGGTAGTGAACCCTTGGGAAACTATCCATTGGTGGATTAACCCAACTGGTGCTAGTCCCGTACTTCCACGGTAAATAATTCGGGACTCCAGCGATATCCCCCGTTATATCTTCTTTATATGCTATATAACCGTTTGGATAGAGGTTTGCATAATCTGTGCAGATCCTATATGGATCAAGAAAATCTAAACATTGATCAAAATTATCGTAATATACATGCACATTCCACTCTTCATTGTAATAGTACCCATATGCACATTTTTGATATATCAACTCTCCTAAAAATATTCCAGAGTTGGTCTGTGCAGTTCCGGTATGTGATACTGGAAGGCTTCCTAAAGCATGAGTCCGACCTACATTTTTTTCTGGATATAATATCCATTGTACTTCTATCTCAGGATTTGCCAATCTCTTGACCGCAGCCATCAACGTTTTTCTTGTTCCTGATAAATCAAATCCATATGGAAAATTTGGAACATTCTGATAAGTGTCCTCTACATCAATTGTTCCTGGTACTTCATCTGAATAAATGTCAGATCCGTCGTATGACTTTTTACATCCATAATTTCTTCCGCGAATAGGAAAAGAATAATCAGTAACATTTTTTGGAAAGTACAAATCGCCCCACCCAGAAAGCAAATATTCTTCATGAAAATTTTCATTAACATCAACACCCGAAGTGTCGCTTAAATTGCCAAATGCATGTATACCTTTTGGTAAATGTACATTTATTTTTTTGATGCTATTCATTCGCCCAGGCATAATCCAACGTTCAAGATGGTTTATTATAATCGGAGCAAAATTTGTCCACGGAATCCATTCTCTCCACCTTGCCCACGTTCGGAATCTAATCAATTTCTTTGGGTTTGTAGGGAAAGTTGATATAGAATCCACTTTCTGACCTGCACTTAATGCGGGGTGCGGGGAATAATTTCCCAATCCAGCCGAAGGTGGAGTTGGTTGTATTAATCGTGAATGACAACTATTGTTTGGACATGCCGACGATGGAGCCGTTGCACTATCATTGATGTAACTACCATATTGTAGATATTGGTTGTGGGAAGTTGAATGTCCCTTAAGAGGATCCCACGGCGAAGGACGATTGGAGGTATAATAATCATAAAATCCCGGACATAACGAGTCCATATATTGTAATACTCCATCCCGTGTATCTGGAAAATCGTCGCCCACCATACGCTTTTGTTCAGATGGTGATGTTGGTGGAAACTTCGTATCTTCGGGAACTCCAACACAATTTCCTACGTAGTCGTGTGCAACATAATCGTGTCTGCTCCAAGGCCAATTACAATCCCCCCAATCAAAATCGCCGCCGCCAACCTCCATCCAATATGGGTATGTAACACCAGGTTCCGTTTCGTCCGTTAATCCATACCCGTTTGGCACCTTTAAGCACCAAACACTAGAATCTAAATAATCATCATTTAGTTGTGGGAAAGCATCCCCAACTGCTTCCATATCACCGAGACCAAATTCCCCCCCTCCAGGAATATTCTGAGTTCCTTCAAATGGATCATACTTACCAAATTGTCTAAAAAATTCCCATGGTCTGGGATCAGGCCAAGTCATTGCTCCATCTGCCACAATATGTTGAGTTGCTGGTATGCCAAACCAAACATTACCAACACTAGATTCCATTATTGCAGGGTAATGATTTATCATATAGGTCATCCACCAAGTTGGACCTCTTTTCTTACAGGGCCAAATTTTATACTGCCCACCACAGGGAGATGGAGAATATAAACTATCCAACCAATTTTCATCGCCGAAATATTCATACGCATTGTACAATCCCCAGAAAGAACCAAAAGGTAAGAAAGAGTTTGGTGGTATTGGTTTATAATATCTCAAATCCGACGTTAACGAACCTCGTGCCAGTCCCAAGTAATCCGTATAATAACTAGGAAAAGAATCATCTATTGTGCCATCATTTAACATACATGTTGTATTTTCGTGCCATATTGCTTCTACATTTTCCCTTCGTCCAATACAACTACATATTGATTTTGCATAAAACACGCTAGCAGGCACCACTGGTGTATTCGCACCACCATACCAGCGTACAAATCCTTGCGGTGTGATGATGTTGGAGAATATTTCTGACACATCTGTGCCCACACTAAGATAGTAAGGGTCAAAACAAAAATTTTCCCCATAAAATTCCGATTCAGTATCGGTTGATTTCCAACAACAAGAACCCATAGTTAATGTTGTGGGATCACCTGAAATTAAATCTCCATATTCTGTGTATTCTGCATCACCCATAACAAAACAACCACCAATCGCAATCCCATGATAGAAACCAGGTATAAGCATGTATGGAAACTCGCCCCCCTGCCATTCTTCATATGGTGGGATAATCCCTCCTGTATGAACACCAACGTTTTCGAAGTATTGTGCTTCTGCTGGATGTCTTTCGTGAATGTCAAATTCTTTTTTCCATTTGGTTCTACCATCCGTCCATGCCTGAGCAGTTGTTCCATAAACACCATATGCATACCAATATGAAATATCTAAATCAAGGCCACCTTGGTAATATGTCATGGGGGACTTCTCTAAGGTGCTTCCAAACAAATTAATTATATCTTCTGGTGGCTTCTCGCCATTAGAAAAATCTCCCCCGGAACCAAATATCTTCTCGAACAATCTCCATCCAGGTCCACATGATCCCCACCACTCCCTTGAGCATTTCTCTCCTCCATAACACCTATAACCATATTCTTCTATTGGAAAATTTTCGTCAAAATCAAAAATTGTATTGTGATAGTAATCAGACTTTACCTTATAGTTGTCTTGTGCATCAATGAATATAGGACGTAGAGTTTTCCCATATAAACTCCGTCCTCTTTCGTCTCCCGCACAACAATATTCTAGGTCTGTACAGCAATCACCATCATAATAATCATACACACCAGATCGTCCGTAAGCAAAATTAAAATTATACATTTTTCCTTCTGTTATCGAATTAAATTGAGTAGAATCTTGTTTTAATGAATTATACCATTTAGTTGCTTCTTGTAGACTCCGAGAAGACCACATGCCCTCTATTGCTTCCTTTTCGGTTATACAATCTCCTGATTCCCCACCTGAGTATGATCCACATACTATTTTATCATCGAATTTATCTACAGGCTGACGATAATTAGCACTCCCTAGCCCAACACAAGATTGACCTTCATCCTGTAGTGGTCCACTGGAAGCATAATTACCGTGAAAGGATGCCCTTCCTGGAAAATAATCATTAAGTGTTGGATATCTATCCACAGGTTCTTCAAAATTAAAATTTCTAGCATGAACGGGGTATGGACAAGTAGCACTCATAGACCCATCAGTTCTAGAACAGCAAGGTAGAAAATTAGTTCCCGCTTCTTTCTGATAATCACTTCTATTTCCAGCAGCAAAATTTATAGGACTCAGTGCATCACTACCACCAACAACCCCGCCCATACCAGAATAATAAGTCTTTCTGTGTGGGTATTCTGCGTATTGATGCGTTGGATTGTTTCCTAACGACATCGATGTTCTATGAGTATTCCATATTACCCTGGGGTCCATCTGAATTATAAGATTATGTTGTTTGGCATTTTCCTTCTCAAAAAACCAACCATTGTTTAATATTTCATCACTATTATATTCATCTTTAATATAAACCCGATTGTTTCCATAAGAACGATACCCCCTATCAAACCGATAGATATTTGGATATTTTTCATCTTCGTCTTGTATTAGATTATCATATGTTCTACCATCGGGTAAACCACAAAACATATCCTCATGATATTTGTAGAATATCCAATCAAATAAATTGCTATAATTTAAAGGATTATATAAACCAGCACGCTTTGACATCGGTGCTGTATAGCCTCTAGATCCCATTTTATATGACTTTGCGTAATTTATCTTTGGTATATTTCCCGCTGGTGTGATTTCCCATCCAGCGTCTGTAGTAATACCGTCAACGTGGGGTATTCTCTCAATGTCCCCAATAGTTACTTTATCTTTCGGCGGTAGTGTGGTCGCACCCTTAGATCCTTCCACAAAAGCGAGAGGCGTTTGATCATAACTCAAAGAACCCGAACAACTTCCATATGATTTATAACCATCCTGCTCTACAAATATAATATTTATCTCCTCCGTTTGCGGAGGGGCTTCGTGTATATTTGGCAGAAAACACCACTGGTGTGTCTGTATTCCGGTCATTATGTGATTCCATGGTTTGGTGGGATGTTAGATACGATATGTGCGCCCTGTACTGGTTGAATTGTGCTAGTAAACTCCTCATTAACCTGTTCCAATTTAAACGGGAATGGAAGTTGTTTATATGCACATGGATCGTCAAGTGTATCAATTGCATTGGGACATGTAAACATGGGCGGAGTGCTGCCTGGTCTGTTTTGTAGGGGGATAGGTACACCCGAATGAGAATGTATAGGTGAATATCTGATATTAGATTCACTATACAGAGAGGTTGATGGGAAGTGCATTATTACGATTGATCCCGGTCTAATAGGCTGAACTCTCATAAATCTAGGAAGTTTTGACATATCCACACCAGGTGAAACATACCTCGGAAGCGTGCGAACATATCCCTCATCACTACGAATACCCACATCCACAAATTCGTTGTCCGAAGAAACATTAAATATTTCGCACGTATTGATAGCAAGCGGATTTGATCTTGGTAAATCAATGTAATCTAAATATTCTTTTATTTCGTCCACATCAATCTCCGGAAACTCCATATCGTCTCCAGATGCTCCGGATGCTCCAGTCACGTTATAAGTTAACATTGGAGCATCATCTTCCTTCCCAATAGGAATAAAAACATTTCCTTTCAATATAGTCAATTCGTTTTGCAAAAAATTCAAGCGATGTTTATAGCGGTTCATCTCACCTGCATTTTTAAACTTTTCATTCATATAGTTGTCATATTTAACTGCTTTATCTACAATAACATCTTTAAACAAACCTTTCTCTAATACTAAATCAAAAACGTCACCCCCCGTTGCTCCCCACGGAGCATCTCCCGTACCAAGTCTACTATGAACCCAATGATCTATATCTGCGTTCGCAGTAAATCCTCCCACTTCAATTCTAGGATTTTCGTTAATAACCTTTCCATCAACTCTATAATTCCGACTATTTCTTATCGGATAGTCCATTCCCGTTACTCTGGTTTCGTTGTCCATTTCCTCTGGTGTAAGTGGTACGCTACCGCCGTTACCATCCGAGGATACCTCGTCAGTATAGTGTGTTAGATCATCATTCTCTATGTGTTGCCTTGCTACCATAGAAGATAAATCTGGAAGGAAATTCCAATCAACTTCACACCATTCGTATGCCCACATTCTAAATTCTGGATCTTCGTCTTCCGAAACATTTGGCATCGTCAATCCAATTGGATGCGCCCTAGTAATCTTAGCAAGAACGTATGGTCTTGTTTCTGCTGAATTAAAATAATACCTGTAAACACCGGAATCACCGACAGGATAATCCTGCATTAACACAATAGTTCCTACTGGAGATGCGGGGTAAGAAGTTCGGTTATGCTCCGATATGTTTATTGCCAGCGATCCTTCAAATGGACTTAATGTTCTGTTTCCCGCATATACATCACCAGATTCACCTCCGGATCCGACACCACCAGATTCACCACCAGACGCACCCGAAACATCATAATCATAATCACCTATTCCATCTGGTACAAATTCCCGATATAAAGACCTATCTATCAAATGAGAATTTGATTCACTCTCTTGTTCTTCCCTGCTACTATTATTATAATATTGATATGCATCGTCCGTGTCTATAATAGAATCCCCAATAGATGTCATATCATATCCAATAGATCCCGAAGTTGCACCCGTTCTGTCGTCGTAGTATCCATAGGAACTTCGAGATCCTCGCTGCCACTCTATTATATTACCTTTGGTAGTAGGTATAACTTCTTCCCATGCATATACATTATGTGCTTGCCGATTGTGTAATGATTGCTCATAAACCACATCACGGTTTACTCCACCCAACTCGGCACCCACATGATTAACACCAATAATTCTCGCATAAAAAAAACTATCTCCCCCTAGCGAGGGTATTACATCCTTATAAACCAATTCGCCCATAATATTTTCGAATTAAAATTCGCCTCCATCCATAAATGATTCATTTATTACATTCCACCCACTATTATTATGTATAGGTGATCCCAATTCAGCGTTGGTTTTTTGTGTAGCAATATAAGTTTTTCCCTGAAAAAATACCACATCACCCTTATGGTATTGTATATTTTTACCCACCTCATCGGTCGCTTTAAATTTACCTTTAAAATCCCCATCATGAAAACTTACATTTCTATCTTTGTATTTTCCACATACAAATTTATCAACAACAGCATTGTTCCAACGATGACATTTTCCTATCTTTTTTTCGCCCACATAAAAATAACACTTACCACAATATGAATCTTCATTTGACATCAATTTATATGTATAGGGTAGTTTTTTATCCGGATAAATTGGACCTGGATATGCCCACATAGAATCAAGGACAGGTAATTTTATGTCCTTTATTGCTCCTTGTGGTATAGTGTTGGCGTTTGATATGTAAGATTCCATCATTCTTAATTGTTTGGTATTGCCCTTCATGTCATTAATAAATAATAACAACTCGACAACAACAATCAACAGAATTTCTGTCATTTCTTTCCTATTTTTAATTGAACTTAGGTCTTTAAAATCAAACTCAACACCGCCAATACCAAACGTACCTGCTGCCATATTGTAGAAAAAGGGACCGGCATTCCCGTCACCCGTTCTCAAAGAAGATAATTCAGATGTGTTTTTTTCTTCTTTTCCAAAAAAATTATTTATGTTTGCGTCGTAATTGAGTTGTCCTAAATTGCTTTTATTTTTAACTTTCTCTAACGCATAATTTTTCTGCTCTTCTAAAAACTCAACACCGCCATTTTCTTGCGTAAAGATAGCACGCCAACGAGGATTGACCCTAAAGCCACCATCGCCAGAATTATCAAAGGAATCTTCCTTTAAAACATCATTCAGATATTTTTCAAATCTATTTAATCTTTCGTCTGACATTTTTTCTTTTCTAAATCTCTTCTTTCTTTCCCTTTAGCGACTGCGGTTCTAATTATATTCAATTTCTCATCTGCGTATAATCTCATCCATTGTCTGTCTTTGTCATTTGTGTTTGACTGGTGCCAAAATGAACGTTCAGTTACAAATTGCATTATGGGTTCACCTTTCCATAAAACTTTAACTAGATAATCCTTTGTCTTATCAAAAGTCAACTTAAGTCCTTTGTCGCTTCCCGCTCTTCTGTATACCTTTGTTGTCAAACTTGAACTGATACTATTCAGTCCATGCTTTATATAGTTCTCATAAGAAATGCTAGATTTTGTTTTTTTCATTTTCCAATCCTACTAAAGTTATTCTTCTTCTCAAACATAATGTGGTTCTGGAACTTGTCCGTCATTGAATCAGACTTGTGACTTATTACGAATATATTAGCACGACTTCCGAAGGATGTCAAGAGTTTTAAGAACTCTTCTGTACCAACGCCGTCAAGGCTTGAATCAAACACCTCGTCCAATATTAATAAGTTGCAGTTCACACTATTCTTCATCCGAGCAATCTCACGCCACGCCAAGAGCAACGACAAGTCAATCCGTAGACGCTCGCCCTCGCTGAAACTATGGTAGGTGAACTCGTCACGATGGCGACTCTTGATTGTCTCGTCAAAGTTCTCATCCAAATCAAACTGGCAGAAGAAATCCATATCCGCAAGATACTTGTTGATAAGTTTGTTCATAATTGGCAAGTAGTGCTTAATGATCTTCGCCTTGATACCACTATCCTTCAATAATGCACTCGCAATCTCATAGTAATGTTTGTCTTCTACTCGTTCCTTGCGATCTACAATGTATCCCTTACCCTCGCCAATCAATTCGTTGAGTTCCTTCTTGGATTCCTCTGTATCTGTTCCTTCACACTGCACACCCTCAATGCTCTTCTGCATCTTCTCAATATACTGCTGGGACGATTTGATCTGGTTCTGTCTCTCGTTGATGTGAACCTCAAACCCCGCAATGGTGTTCAGGATGACGTTAATGTCTCCCAGTCTCTTCTCAGTGTGTTCAATCTTCTCCACCAAGTCTTTGATGCCACCCTCAACCTCTTCCCGTTCCTTGCTCTTCTCTTCAAATATGCATTCTTTGTGGTGCGTCTGGATGTCCTGCTTGCAAGACGGGCAGGTGTCGTTCTCTTCATAGAACTTCACGCTCTTCTCAATCGTTTTGATTTTCCCCTTGAGTTGAGTTTCCAGTCCTTCCATCTTCAACAGGCGACTCGGCACTTCGTTCTTATCTGTCACCTTTTCAAGCAAGTGGGCGATGTTCTCTTGATACTTAGTGATATCACTCTGTCCCTCTTGGATTTGTTTCTGTGATTCTTCAATTTCGTTTTTATAACTTTCTATAGACTCGGATGATTTTCTCAAAAGTGTTTTTATCAACTTCTCTTTTTCTTCAACTTTACTCTTGACGATATCAACTTTGTGGTCAATATCTTTGATATACTCTTTTGCCATTTGGAGTCTTGCACGAACAATAGTATTCATCACAGAAAACACATCAATGTCTAAGAGGTTCTCCACAACCAAGCGTCTATCTTTCGCAGTGAGTTTCATAAACGGCACATAGTTGCTGCTCCCCAAGATAACCACCTGCGTGAATGACTTGTATGTCATCTTGAGGATCTGTTCTTCAAGGATCTTCTGGTAGTCCTTTGACTTTGAATCTTGTGGAATGAGATTGCCGTTCTTGTATATCTCAAACTTCTTTGGGTTCAGGGAACGAAACACCCGATACTCATCCTTGCCGATTGTGAACTCAATCTCTACCTCACAATCCTTCTCATTGATTGAGTTGGGAAGTTGGGGAATATTGATCCCACGAAATGACTTGCCGAATAGGGCGAACGTCAGTGCATCAAGCATCGTTGACTTACCAGCACCATTCTCTCCAGAGATGAGGGTGTTTCTGTGTCTGGTGAGATCCAGTGTGGTTGAGAAGTTTCCTGTTGAGAGGAAATTTTTCCATTTGAGTTGCGTGAAATTTATAATGACAAGGACTCCATATACAACTCACGAATGATACGTTTCATCTTCTCTTTGTCTTTCACTTCTTCCAGTCCCTCAATCTCATTGTTGATTAGTGTAACGGTATCCTGTGCTAAGTCAACCATTTCTTCGTCATCAGAGATATCCACCAGTTCCTCAACGATAGTAATCTTCTCAACGCCACAATCATAGAGTTTGTCCATAAACCGCTCAAAGGAATATGGATGCTCTTTGTGTTCTACGAACAACTTGACATAGGCATTCTCAAGATACTGACATTGGTATTTGTCTGCGTCAACCGGACCATCTTTGTCGTTGTATGTAACATCGTGGAACATCTGGTATGGGTTGGGGATGAACTCAATCTCACGGGTGTCTGTGTCAAGAACGTGGAATCCCTTTGTTTCATTTAGGTCGCTGAAGGTGATCTGGTATTGGGTTCCAAGGTAATAGATGTTACCCCTCTCTTGTCGGCAGTGGAAGTGTCCAGAGAGAACCTGCTCGTATCTGCTGAAGAGTTTGGGGTCCATACCATTATCAAACTTCACACCCCGCATCACTTCATAACCATCTAACTCAAGGTGTCCGACAAGGAAGGGTGCTTCTGCTGTCTTGATGAACTCAATAGACTTGTCGTAGTTCTCTTTGTTTACCCACGGGAGCATTGCAATGTCTAATGAACCAAAAGTCAGCACCTCTGGTTCTTCGTATATTCTTATGTTAGGTACATTACCGAACAACTCAGAAACAGAATTGACCCTGTTAGTATTGCGATAATAGACATCGTGGTTTCCGAGAATGCAATGCATCTCAACGCCTTCATCTTGTAATTTCTCAACGAACTTCTCCCTCACTTGGTTTAGGATATTGAAATTGACATACTTGCGCCTGTCCATCAGGTCGCCTGCGTGTATGATTGTGTTTATGTTGTTGTCTTTGATATATGGGAAAAACACATCGTCAAAGAACTTCATAAAATAATCAAGGAATATTTGGGAATCACCACGCGCACCGAAGTGGGAATCATTTATCAGGGCTATCTTCACTTTTGTCGTCCTCTAAAAACACATCCAAGTTCTTCTTTACTTTCTTCTTTTTCTTTTTCTTGGGTGTGAATTTTGTTACATCTTTTTCGTTAATATCAAATGCATCCTTCATAGCATCCTCAACTTCCCAATCCTCTTCTTTCTTTTCTTCTTTTTCAAAATAATTCTTTTGAAACCAATTTTGGATAACAGAATCATCCTGTTCCTGAAGTAACTTGAATTTTATAAACGACTGCTTCTTCTCTTTCTCTATTCTACGAAGAAATGCATAGTACGTTATTTGGGTGAAATATGAAAATGGATTCTTAGACTTCTCAGGATCAAAATTATGCGCATACATCAAACAATTTTCAATCGCATCACCTATCATTTCTTCTTTGTATGGATAGTTGGTGAAATTACTTTTATGTGATAGGTGTTCTGCTATCTTCATGAAACACTCACCAATGTATGTGGTTACAGGCGGCCTGTCTTCACCAGACTGTGTTGCGTCATTAACAAGAATCTTCCATTCAACCATTGCCTTGAGAAACTCTTTATTGTCAATATATTGGTTTGTCTTCTTTTTCTCTTTCATATCAATATTATATACACCTACCAAACTTATTCAAGAGAATCTTAAAGTTTTTCATTGACTTTTATTTCGTCCTCGTTACACTTGGGAGTGTCAACGATCATAAGCATAATAGCACATACTTAGTTGCCAGTTAGGCCCCACTCGTCGTCACCCAAATCCCAATGCCAATCAGTTAGACGATTGCCATATTCCGGATGTTCTTTGTCGTTTCCGGTGTATTCTGGATCTTCTTTTGGACCATCCATTGGACCGGATCCAATACCCAGCGCGTCTAGAATGGCATCATTAAACATGTTTTTATCAACAATATCAGCATCTATTAATTCGTTAATTATACTAGGGTGCATCATAAGCGTTATCGCAATCATATCAAATTTTTCTTTATCTGATGCGTCTACTGGCAAATCAGTATTGAATATTTCATCATAAACAGATTCTGGTGTAGAATTCATCATCATATCTTCTAGCAACGATGGGGGAAACATCGTCATCGGATCCATTGGATTAAATGGTGGTGATTTCTTTTTCTTATTTGCAATGTCGTCAAAATTTGCTATTTTCTTTTCCTCAACCGATTCAATTACTCGTTCTAATTCCATATCATACAATTCACAAGCATTTTTATTAGGTTGTACTATAGAAACAACTAGGTCTTTCGGAATTTTAATAGTCCTTTCCCCGGAATGTTCTATCCATTTTTTTAGTACCGACATAGTACCCATGTATGGACCATTCTGTACATGCTGCAACACGAATAGCATAGGATCAGCAATGATAAATTTATTCTTCGTTTGACCTGTTATTTTTGTGATTATTTCATCACCGGTTGAGAGTTTGAGGATTCTGTGTATTATTTTATCATTATCGGTTTTCTTATTATCGGTTTTCTTCATTATTGAATTCCTCTTTTATTGTGTTTGTATAGAAACTAGTCTATATCTAAAGTTCTCATTAGTATATATCTTAACACGTTCGTCCAAATGTCTCAATGTGTGATTACGCCACTTTTTATAGCAAAGATCATCCGAAACATCATACACCTTTACTTTGTCTTTTTTAGATGATTTTCTCAATCCTCTTCCTATTGATTGTAAGACCCGTATAACAGATTTAGACGAAGATGTAAATATGATATTATGAATATTCTGAATGTTAATACCAGTCGAACATGTACCATACGACGCAACAAGTATGGAGTTCTCCTGATTGTTTACAAGTTGTCTAATTTCTTCTCTTTGGTCTACTGCGGTTTGGCCATATATGAGGTATACATCATCTGTCATTTCTTTAAGTTTATTGTAAAGAGGTATACCATGCTTCTCAACATAGTTGAATAACATTAGAGTATTTCCCTTTAGGGATTCGGTCAGGTTGCAAAGGAAATTGTTTCTTTTTTCTGACGACAACAACCAATCCATTTCATCGTGATATGTGGCACGTTTGATAGTTTGTATTTCGTTTGGATCGTATTTTAATATGATGCATTCAATGTCTAAATTGCTCAATAAATCTTTCTCAATCAGATCCACAGTGGTGGTAGTTTTAAATACTCTACCAAACAAACCTTCAATAACTAATTTATGTGATTTGGATCCATCTAATGTACCGGTAGTACCAAATCTATATTTGATGTGTGTTAATTTTGTCATCAAAGAAGTAAGTGACTTTGCCTGAAATAAATGACACTCATCCCCAAACACCACATCATAGTCATGAAAGAATTTCGGATCCAGTTTATATAAACTTTGCCATGTGCTTATAGTGATTCTTTTATTTGACGTTTTCAATTGCCCTGAGAATATACAATGTATATTATTCTCAGCGTTCCATGTGTCTTTATTTGAATAATCATTAAAATCAGATTTCAATTGTGATACTAAACCAGTAGTGGGAACTATTATTAAGACCTTCTTGTCTTTTGATAATATATCTAGATAGTATCTCATCATTATGTAAATGATAAGGGATTTTCCAGAACCAGTTGGGGATAGCATAAGACTTCTACCATTCCGAATGGAATGTAAAACCGCATCTATCTGGTGGGGGTGCGGAATGATGTCGTTACCTCCAGCAGAAAGTTTCAAATAATCAACAAATCCTTTGATGTCATCTTCGGAAAGAGATTTGCCGCTTGTTGTTACGTCCTCTAGTTCGTAGGTGTAATTCCTGTCTTTACAAAATTGAATAACATAATCAAGCAGTCCTTTATACAGCGTACGAGCATACAGATTGAATAGACGAATTTTACCATCCCATCTTTTCCTTTTATACGCGGGTGTATATTGATAATTCGGAACCGTGAATGTGAAAAAGTCGGAAAGTTCCTTGGCAATGGAACGTTCACAATCAACTTTAATATACACTTCACTTATATCACTAATAGAGACATTCATTACATGATACCATTGCTGAACTTTATCCAATCTATAGCAGAACGAATCATCCATTGTCGTCCATTTATCATTTTGAGGATGGAATCTAAATAATTGACTTTTTCTTCTTGAACCTTTACATTTGTCTTTGATTGAAGAATGTCGGAATCAGATTCTAAAAATTTATCAATGTCCGATTTAAGAATGTTCAACCCAAACGGTTCCCAATTCCTTTCGTTGAGTTCTTCTTCTGACATTTTGCCACTATAATATAACCATCTATCCTTGACTATAACCTTCAATTGCTGTTTGTATCGCTCAAGAATAATTTTCTCGTCGATGAGAAAGGTTAAATATTTGTTGTGTAATTGTGGAATGCGAAGCGATTCTGTGTCTAGTTCTGTTTCATTAAATTCAATGTCTCTACCAACCATATTTTTAAGTTCACTTAATTTCATGTAAGCCTTTCTATAACATACCCTGAATATTTAAACGATACTTGTGTTGATACCGGTTCTGTCATTGTTGACACAGAAGAAAATGGTATTTCTCCTAGCGAACTTGGAAATACGTTTGTAAATTCAACACTAAGTACTGGATTATATGCACTATTCAAGATGAGCATATTTGCGGTGCTTAGATATTGGGAAGGGTCATTGCCAATATCTCTTAATGGTACTGCTTCCTCTATCCACTCATATATTTCTAACCAGTTTTTTAGATTTTCATCTATTAACATCTGCACACTCAATTCGCCATGGTCTGCTCTATTAGCAGGAATGAAGACAGGAGTAGCATACCTTGTTGGTATTTCCTGTTCACTGATGGATATATTAGGAAATGATACACTCTGTACGAAATATGTCAATAGCGGACAACGATCAATTGAGAATTTAAATTGATTGCTTTTTAGATAATTGTCTGTTATTGGTTGTGCTAACGATGGGTCTATATTACCCGCTGTTACACCACCGATTAATGAATCTGACATAGTAGATTTCCTCCCTATTATATAGGTGGGCGCAAAAAAAACACGGGAGCCGAAACTCCCGTGCTTTTTGTTTTAGGTTTCCTGATTATCAGGCAGAGTTACCATGGATATTATCAATCAAGAAGATACGATAATACTGGTTACTTCGCTTGGAATCACTAGATGCCGGATCAGATCGATCTGTTGCACTCTCACCCGGTCTGTTTGACACGAATGGGTTGTTGACCATTCCGTAACGAGTCTTAAACCCGATCTTGGGCTGGAAGGTGTCTTCACCAACCGCACGCACCATCTGGAGCGGAACGTATGGGCAATAGAACATACCAGCATCGTATGGGTTGCTACCGCGATAACCAACAACTGCGAAGTTCTTGCCCGCGTCTGCATAAGGATCAATGTAAACTCTCATCTTACCATTAAGAAGACCAGCAAAAGTGTTGCCAGTATCGTCAACAGAAAGATTCTGGTTGAGAGCGGGAGAGATTTGGAGGAATCCACCCATTGCGAGTGCTGATGCAACATCAGCGGAGCAAAGGAGGAAGTTACCCTTACCTCTACGAGTTTCTTTTGCAATCACGTTGGCTTCGCGTTCGATTTGATACATCAAACCACGGAAGCGTTCTGCGGACCAACGACCATCGGAATCGGTGTTCAGATCGTAGCGACCATCAGTCGTGATATCTTGCTGCAAGCAGCCAAGTTTAGCGTTGAAGTAAATTGCTCGCATAACTTCTCGGTTGATTTCAGTGAGAATTTCACCGGAAAGCAAATTAGCAAGTTCAGTCTCAGCATCAAGACCATGAATAGCCTTCAAGTCCTGAGCAAGTTCAGTGGTGTACTCTGCCTTGAGGGCGCGAGTCTTAGCAGTAACCGATGTTCGCTCAATGGTGAATGCCATTTCGCGGAAGTGGGAGTTAGTATCACCACCCAGACTTTCAGCCTGTGCGCGACCCATACCCTGGAAATCTGAACCATATAAAGTATCTAAAGCAGCGGAGACTGCGGAAGTATTACCATGGGTAGTACCAGGGAACGGATCAGCAGAAATACCAGCAGTAGCACCACCACCAGCACCACCAGTTGCGGAGAAACGAGCATCTGCTTCGTCAAAGCGTGCTTCTACACCCGACTGAGTGTTATAACGGGAACGCATTGCAAAGATAAGACCAGTGGGTGCGCTCATTGGCTGCACACCAGCAATATCGTAAGCAACGAGATTTGGCATTGCACGACGAACAAGACTCATCAATACTGGATCATAACCAGCAAGAGTGCTATCATCGCTGTACGAAAGACCGCTTGCACCAACAGCGTTTGTTGGTGATGCTTCAGATAATGTTTGCTGCCGCATTGCTTTTTCTTGGTTTTCAAGAAGAACAGCGGTTACTTTTTTACGATAACTATCTTCAATATCTGGAAGAGAGTTGTGTTCGATGACAGGTTGCCACTTCTCTTCAAGAAGATCGTACCTTGGTGCGTCTGATAAATCCATTTTTATTTCTCCTAATCCCTTTAAGGGTTATATGTTTAAAACTACTTTAGTGTACGACTGAGAGCATCAACATAATTTTTCATTGATCCCTCAGTTAATGGTTGTGATGTTTCTTCTACTTCGTCAGTATACTCAACATAAGATACTTCATTTTCTGTGAAGTAATTTTCCTTGAGAGAAACTAACTTATTAACAAATTCTTCTTCATTTTCAAAACTAACATTTTCTGCTAGATTTCGGAATCGTTCTGAATCAGTATCTGTCATGTTTTTAGAACTCATTTCAATGAGTTCACTGCAACGACTCTCAGTGAGTTGTTTATGAAGTTCAATATTTTCATTAACCTGCTGATTGAGGTTCTCTGAAATTTCCTTATTTGTATGTACGAGTTCATCAAAGAGGTCAACTTTTTCGTCTGGGATGTCAACATAATTCTCTTGGAACAAGTCCTTAATACCATGAATGAATTTCTCAGCAATTTCCATGCGAAGATTGTTTTCAATTACGAGTTGATTTTCCTTGACCCATTCCTCAACAACATAGTTGAGATAATCGTCAACCTTTTCTGTCAATTCAGAAGTTAGACGATCAGTATGTTCAACTAAAGTTTCTTCATGCTGTTTGCGTAACTCTGTCTCAACTGCTTCTGTTCGTTCAATCAAAGCAACTTCAAAAATAGTTACTACACTATTCATGAATTCTTCGCTAAGATTTTCACCATCAAACAAAGAACGAAGGCTCTCTGTTGCGGGAATAACAAGACTTTTATCTTTCTTACCCTTCAATTTACCAGCAATTGTAGCCTTATTACTAGAATCGTTTTTAGATGCAGACTTGCTACCTTTAGCGGGAACATCTGCTTCCTCGCCCCCGGTCAGTTCGTCGGTGTCAATTTTAGCATGACCACCTTCTGCATCCTGATAAAGATCAGGATCTTCTTCATTTTTAGCGTTCACTACGCCCATTTTCTTATCCGCTTCGTCAAGTTCTTCGTCCTTACCTGTACCTGGCTTCATTTTCTTGCGATAGTCTTTAAGACCATACACTTCTTTGGCCACCTTGGGGTCTAGGTCAGAGTCATTACCTGCAATAACGTTTCTGATTGTATCGATGGGATCTGGATAATCCATATTTGCGAACTCCTTTGTCTGTTATTATATATAAAACCTAAAGTTTTGAGATGAAATCTTGAAATAACCTTGTTGCTTTCTCCTCAAGATTACGTTGTGATACTTTTTTTAATTCTTTGTGATATTCGGATATAGTAACTTCTTGAATAACTCCATTGTTCCACATCCATTCCTTGCCTTCCATTATACCATTTACGAATGCACTAGGGGCAGAAGGATCAGCAACAATATCAACTGCTGCCAACATGAAATCTTCTTGCACTTCATTGATTCCATCGTCTATAGACTTCAAAGAACCCATTCCCCGTGAAGATACACCCAACTTTGCGCCACCATCAATGAGGTTTTGTACAATTTTTCCATAAGGTGTTTCTAAGATTTTTGCTTTTCCGTGAACGTCATTGCCGCTTGGATTTAGATTTGTAATCATATGAGAAACACGTTCCAAATTTAGCGTCGGACCTTCTGGATGACCAAGTTCGCCCATAGCACGATTTCCTCGGACATATTTTTCATTATAACGATTAACTTCGTTCATTAATGTGCTATTAGGATATATACGACCATTTCTGTTTTTCACGTTAGACTGCATGAAAACACCTTCGATATGATATGACTTTTTGCCATCATTCTCTTCGGTGATATAATTAACCGCTTCTGTTACTTCTGTTATCAGTTTCATTCGTCATCCTTTCCCTGGTTCAGTAAATCCATGCTTACCCATAAACTTCTTGGCACTTCTTATACTACCAAATCGAAGTTCATAGTTGCCGCCTCCCTTGGATTGACCCCCACGCAATTTGCCACCTCTGGCGGTTCCAGAGCCTATAGCAGCACTTGCTTTTACGTGATCGGCATGGCTTGCTGTGATTTTAATATCTTGCTCTTCATCCAATTCTTCGTCATCGCCATTCTTTTTCTTCTTAATGGCTTTACCAACAGTCTTGCGTCTGTTGTTTAGATAGTCATCTGATTCATCGCTGTCGCCATCGTTATCCACATCACTGTCTTCTGCGCCAACAGGATCCAGACCATCTCCGTCATCTTCCTTATCTGTTTTCTTTGCCTTCTTGGCTTCGTTGAAAACATGGGCGTACATGTCCGTTTTAATTTTTTCAAGAACAATTGCAATTTTTTCATAAAGTTCTTCATGAATGATGCGTTTTGTTGCAATAAAATCTTCGTCGTTTAATGCTTGAGTTAATTTATTACTTTCCATTAGAATGTCCTATTCGTTGTTAGTATCGTTTTGTGATGCAAAATCAACTATACGAGAAAAATTATTAGTATCTGTGATAAGATTTTCTCGTAACTTTAATTGATTGGTATCATTAAGACTATCATGTAGTTTGATGACAGATTCACACACAACTGGTTCAATTTCAACAAACTCACCACTTTTTAATATGAGGGGAAATTTTTCATTATCTTCAACTGATTTGCTCATCATAGCAAAAATGTTTGCTTCCTCAGTAATGGTTGCTTTTAAATCTCTTGCCATACTAATGACCATTTCTTCCATTTGTTTATCTTTAAACTTTTTCGTTTGGATAATATTCCCACGAATTGTAAATTCATTTTTACGAAGACCCATTTCCATTAGACCTTTGGAGAATTCCTTAGCATCAGATGGTCTTTTAAATGTGTACGTCTTTATATCAGATCGTATCGCCTCATCAATGGTACATTCATTCATTAATGATTCAGAGATTTCCAATCTCAATGTTTCGATAGTGTCATTGATTTTTTCATTCACACTCCGCATGAAATTGCGGGTAAATGAAGCAGCATCTTCTTCTAATGCATTGAAAACCATGTTTTTGTTGTACGACATTAGAAATCTCCCTCTTCTTGCGGATCGGACGCGCTTTCTTTTTGAATTTGACTCTCTATTTTCAGGATGTCCTCATCTGTTTGATGTAGTACTTCCTTCTTTATATATTCTTTTGAAAAGTAGACTCCAACATATTCTTGCACATCACGAAGAATTTCCATTTTATCCTTCATTATTTCTAATTCTTTTAGTTCCGAGAAGTAAGAATCCTTTTGATACTTGAACATTATTTGCTGTTCAAGAACATTCCATTCAGATTCAAGTATAATTCCCTTTGCAATGAGTTGAACTTTAAGTACGTTTAAGAATAGGTAATTGAATCGGTTTCGTAACTTTTCAATAAATTTAGTAAATTTTACTTCATCTCGTGTGATTTCGGTGGATCTGCCCAGATTGAAACCCGAATCACTTTCCAGTCGGGATATGGGAACATTCAATGATCGGTAGAGTTTCTTTTGGAGATAGAGAACATCTTCCATCTCGCCTAAATTCTGACCACCATCGAGAGTGGTGATTTCTGTACCTTTACCACCTTCTCGTCGTGGTATCCAATAGTCTTCAAGCATCGACATGTGCCGTCTATCGTCTTTAATTTCACCCGTAGCAGCATCATATGTTATTTTATTCCTATAACGATTCATGATGTCTCTCAAATATTGTTCTGCTTTTTGCTTAGGTAGGTTACCAACATCAATATAAAATATTCTTCTTTCTGGTGCGCGAGATATTCTATAAATGACAACAGCGTCTTCAATTTGTCTGAGCATGTTTAGGGGTCGGATTGCTTTATGTAAATATCCAATCACCCTCTTACTTGTAGCATCAACCACACCAGATGGAACGTAGCAAATAGCATCAGCACTAATTTTCATACCAGATGTTGGTGTGGGTGTGATTGTATTTTGTGTGGTGTCTGTGAACAAGAAAAATTCTTCCACCTTCTTTACTATTGGAATGTTGTCCCGATCCCCATCCGCAACAGATTTGAGATTACCCTTTTGAACTTTTCTAATCTTCCGTATCTTCACCGGATCAATGGGACGCAATTCCTTAAGACCTCGTTTGATAGTCTCGGGATCATTTCCTTCATGGAAAATCATATGATAATATAACTTACTATCCACATACCATCGTCTGAAAATGTCAGCACCTTTATTAGAGAAATTAATCAAGGTTAATACATTTTCAAACTCTTTTGATACTTTAGATTTGATGTTATCGGATAAGTTTGTATTGTCTAAATTAATATCAACCGCCCTGCCGTTATGACCATACACGATAGATTCGTTTGTGATGTCCTCGACTGCTTGATCCACTTCGGGGTAAAGTGACATACCTCTATATTTGGATATGAGGTCGTTTTCACTTTTTATTATTCCAAGAAAATCAACATAAGAACCAAAAAACCCACCTTGCACACCATCCATGGTGTAAGTGCCATCGTATGAGTTGGGCTCAACAAAAGACACCGGTTTCTTTTTTTCTTCTTTTTTTTCGTCTGCCTTTTTGCCCAATGAAAAACCAAATAAATCAATAGCCATAATATACTCCTCTAATAATTAGATAAAACTTCACACATCATCTGCGTCAGCCATCATATGGTAAGAATATGACAATGACACCGTAAACTCCATAAACGAATCGCTCGTTTCTTGACTTAAATCCATAGAACCAATTTCAACAGGAAATGCTCCATACAAGTGATATGTGTCCAATATTTCATTTTCTGTGATTTCTGAGTTGGGTTTCAATACATCGACTCTTACTTGTTTGGCGTATTCTCTAGAAACACCAACCCCCGTTGGAGTTTGTACCGAATTCATCCATGATAAAAATTTATCATACAACGAAGAAGACGAGTCTTCATTAGCATAGATTATGCTCATTTGCCAGTCGGAGAAGGATCGGTCGCCTGGTATGTAAACTTTACGTCCGTGGTGGGGCACTTCAATAACACCAACACTTGATGCTGGCATTGACGCTGATTTCACCCACAACATGGTATCACTGTTAACGATATCTTCAATCGTTACTCTAAAAAGTGACGGACGAACGAAACTATTATCTGTTAACCTGCTTAAAACGTTATCTATTGCCATTGAATAATATCCTAATCTTTAGTAAAGTATGTATATTGCATAGTAACGGCGAATTCTGAAATGGTTTCTCCGTCACTTTGGTCCAATGCAATTTCTGCTATTTCTGCGGGCCAACAACCTTTTAAATTCCATACATGATCACTATCCGAACCATCTAGATTCAACAATGTTACTGTCCAATCCTCAAACCAGACCGCCGTTGTATCGCCTTCAATTGACTCTGAATCCTGAATGTCGCGTGCCCACTTTTGAAAATCTCTTCTTAAATCGTCATTGGCATATAATATTGTTATTGACCATGTGTCGAATGTACGAACACCCGCAGTTTTAATTTTTCGTCCTCTATATGGTATATCAATAGCAGACAGAGTTGAAGTTGGAGTGGTAACTGCTTTTATTTTGATGTCACCCCCCGCAGTAACCAAGTCAATATGATTACCAGAAGAAGTTACTCTAAAAAGTGACGGCTTGAGTATCTTTTGTGATCCGGCAGCACCGATTATATTGTCAATGGTCATTGATTACTTCTCCAATTTTTCAGAAAGAGGTAAATTCATCGGAATTAACTCTACTAGAAAGAACGTTTTCGTTGAACACAGCGGTATTACTTTGTGCTGTGAAGTTTAATTGAATCACAGTGATGGAATTCAGAGGTTTAATGAAGATGTCTGCAACGAATCTTCCCTGTTCAGCAACATCACTTGGATTATTTGTAATATCACATGTAACCGAAAACGATTCAATACCTCGTCTTGCTTGAACATTTCGTAGGAATGGCTCAATGAGATTTTTGAATGATTGCTGGGTAAATGCGTCATTAAACTCAAAGAGTTGCAACTTCGCTGCGGTAGCAATCTGCTTCTCTAGTGCGTTGAATAGTCTTCGTATTTGAATTCTATCAAAAGCACTCGGACGAGACTCTAAAGTTTTATCTCCAAAGAGGACTGCACCCTCACCTTGGAATATTACTACAGGATTGATTTGACTTCCATATAATTCATCTCGTTCTTGACGAGTTGGGTTCAATGAAAGTTTAATGATGTTGTTTATTCTTCCACGATTCAAACCAGCGGGTGACCACCAAGGATCGTTTGTGGTTGATGTCTTTGCAACAATACCTGCAACATCACCATTTAGTGGAATCCATCTTCCGATATCGTTTCGGTTGTCATAGGTGTATTTGTAACCACTATCTAATGACATATAAGAGTTAGATGATTGAAATTCATCTCTTGCTGATTTCGCATCAGCAACTGTGCTGGTTGAAGTGGAGACATTGTTGAGTGTGAATCCAGTAACTCCCACATACGCAGTTCCAAAACCGATACAATCCTTTCGGTCTGCTGCTACTCCTGCAACTGCTACATTGTCATCATGGTCGTTTACGCCAGTAACTAAGATGTCAACATCTTGAGTGTCTGCATCGCCAAACCCTGTAACATAATCTGCGCTTCTGCCAGAGAATGATGTTCCAACAGAACCTCCGTTTAAGAATGTTATTGCTACATTGCCAGTAATACCCGCAGCAGTTAATCCACCCGCTATCGTACCATATCCATTAAGATATTGCATTGACCAATCGCTTAGGGTTACACCTGAGTTATTTTCGGGGATATCACTTAGAGATGTATCAGAATCCGTAAATATTTCAGAGTTAAATTTAATATATTGAGAATTGTTGTTGATTACATCTTTGTAGTAGATATTAGTTCCATCAATACCCTTTGCATTTATAAATCTAGAAAGTCCAATGTGTGTTTCTAAAACCTCATCTTTATTACCCAAAGCAGTATCAACATCACCAGAAAGAATTGCAATGTGCATTTCATCACCAGAGGATCCTCGTGCTTCTGCAAATGCAGTTGTTGATGGGACGTATCCATAATTGTTATTGTTGAATATACCATATGTCGTTCCCCATGCTGATGCACTAGGACCACTGGTGTATCCGCTGGCACCAATAACAACTACCGGGAGTTGGTTGC